GAGTATGCTGGATCAACCCATAAGGCAACCTTCTGGAGAATTAGAAGAGTTAGTGATAACGTAACAGTATATGATACAAGTAATACATTACCTGGTGGTGATGAGAACAATAAAACATCACTCACTGTTCCAGCTGGAACTCTTGATTTTGATGTTACATATTCTATACAGGTTAAATTTAGAGACAATTCCGATCTGGAGAGTTCATACACAGCAGCAGTGAGTTTCACTACTCCGTTTGTTGATCAACCAGATATACAAACTATTACACCTGCATTTAACCCAACTATCAACGTTGACCCAATCGCATTAAAGACTGGGTATCAGCATTCATCTAGTGATTGGCAGTTCTCTCCTGCAGATACATTTGCAAATATTGTTCACCAATCTCTTGGTAACTCTACTAACTTAACTTCTTACACGTTACCAGGTGCTGTTAACCTTAGTGCTAACACTACATATTATGTAAGAATTAGATTCAACGTTAACCCAACTTAAGACATGGCTTCTCCTTCAACAAGGCAGGGACTTATTGATTACGCATTGCGTCAGAATGGTGCTCCTGTATTAGAAATAAACATAGAAGATGATCAAATAGATGATCTAGTGGATGATGCTGTTCAGTTTTATAACGAACGTCACATGGATGGTTATATTAGAACTCACTTGAAAGTGAAGTTCACTCAAGCCATGATTGATGATATGACTACTGATTCAAGTACAGCAGTAACTGCTGCGACTTCATCAGCAATAGCAGTCGATTGGGAAGAGCAAAATAATTACGTTAAAGTTCCTGAGCATGTCACTAGTGTTATAAAAGTATTTGATTTTGTATCTAAGAATGTCACAAACTTATTTGATGTTAGATATCAGTGGAGATTGAATGATCTTTGGGATTTAACTAATACAGAAATTCTTACTTACGAAATGGTTAACCGTAGGTTAGAAGACATATACTTCTTACTGGAAGGACAGAAGCAAACTAGATTCCAGATGAGAGGAGATAGACTTTATTTGGATCTTGACTTTAAGACTGATGTTAGAGAGAATGATTACTTAATTATTGAATGCTATCGTGCAATAGATCCAGCTAGTACTTCTGCTGTATATAACGATCTCTGGATGAAGAGATACGTTACTGCATTGGTTAAGAGACAATGGGGATCTAACTTAATTAAGTTCCAAGGAGCAACATTACCAGGTGGAATTACTATGAATGGTGAGTTCATTTATAATGAAGGTAAAGAAGCAGTTCAGAAACTTGAGGATGAAATGATCCGTAGTTATGAAACACCACCACTTGACATGATTGGGTAATGGCAAGAACAACTTATTTCACACACGGCACTAGGAACGAACAGTTTCTACAGCAGAATCTGGTAGAAGAATATCTCAAAATGTTTGGGATGGATATCATTTATTGTCCTAGGGAGATAATGGAAACTGATGGTGTATTTAATGAGGAAGTAATTGGAGAGTTTAATGATGCATATATTATTGAAGCATATATGGAAAACTATGATGGTTTCCAAGGTGGTGGAGATTTATTAACTAAGTTTGGTGTAGCACAGACTGATGAGATAACAATGGTTATATCTCAGCAAAGATTTTCTGATCTTATATCTCAGTTTCTTTTATTGGATAAAGATTACAAAGCACCCGAAAGACCACAAGAAGGAGATTTAATATACCTACCATTAACAAGTAATTATTTTGAAATAAAATTTGTAGAACATGAAGAACCATATTATCAGTTAGGTAAAGGTTACGTATATAAACTTAAGGCAGAACTCTTTGAATACAGTGATGAGCAAGGAGATCTATTCGAGGGTGATGAGGGTCTTGTCGATTACGGTTATACTGTCAAGCATTACTATCTTCCCACAAATGGTATTACTGCTACTGGTACTGCAACTATATCAAGTGGATCAGTAGATCAGATTTATATCAGTGATAATGGATCTAAGTATAATGAAGCACCCACAGTTACTATCTCTGGAGATGGTATTGATGCAACTGCTACAGCATATCTAACTAACATTACGCTTAGTGGTGGATCACCAACATCATCTGCCATCATTAGAGGTACAGTTAAAGAAGGTGAAATTAGATCTGTTCAAATTGTTAGTGGTGGTTCTGGATATGATGAAGATAGGGTTACATTAGTTGTTAGTTCTCCTGATAATCCTGGTAGAATTGCAACATTAACTCCAACATTCACCAATGGAACATTAACTGCTATTAATATAGTCAATGGTGGTTCTGGATATAAGAGTGTTAAGTTAGTTGATGTTACTAATGCAGGTTCTGGATATACATCTGCGACTGCAACATTCTCTGCTGCACCTGCAGGACTTACAGGTACATTCACAGTACCAGAACAGGTTACTGGTGGTACTACTGGATCAACAGCTCAGATGGTTGAGTGGGATGCAGTAGAAGGTTGGGTTAAATTGAAGTCCCCAACTGGTACGTTTGCAGTAGGAGAAATTATCATGGGTTCAACTTCTGGGGCAACAATTGTCCTAGATAGTAGAGACGAAATGGCAACTGCAGACCCTAAATACTCTGAGGCTGTTACATTTGAGACAGCTGCTGACGATATTATTGACTTCAGCGAAGGAAACCCATTTGGATTAGCAGGTAACTTATAATGTTAGGTGCATACACATACAATAAAATTATTAGAAAGTGCGTCATTGGATTTGGTACACTATTCAATAATATAGAAGTCCGTAAGGAAAAGAGTGATGGTTCTGTTTATAGCAGAATGAAAGTACCTCTTGCTTATGGTCCCCGACAGAAATTTTTAGCAAGACTAGAACAACAAGCAGATCTTAACCAGAAGGTTGCTATCACTGTTCCTCGTTTGTCATTTGAAATGACAGGTATCGAATATGATAGTTCTAGAAAACTTGCTCCAACAACTTTAACTCTTAAACCAGACGGTGCTAATGCTGTTAAGAAACAGATGACACCTGTTCCTTATAATCTTAATTTTGAACTGAATGTCATATCTAAAACTAATGATGAAGCATTAGAAATTTTAGAACAAATCGTACCAGTGTTCCAGCCATCATATCAGATGACTATTAAACTGGTTGATGATATGGCAGACTATAGGGATATTCCTATAGTTTTAAATAGTATAACTTACAGTGATGACTATGAGGGATCTTTTGATGATAAAAAGATTACTCTAATTACTATGAATTATACTGTGAAGTCATACATCTTTGGTCCTGTTGGAACTGCTGGTCCTATCAAGAAGGCAAAAATCGATTATCGTACCGATGTCGATCTTGGTTCTGCAAGACAGGTTCAGTATCAAGTTACTCCAAAGGCACTTACAGACAAGAACAAGGATGGTACTACAGAACTTGCAGGTGCTATCACCACAAGAAATCTTACCATCGAGGTTCTCGACTACAGCAACATTCCTACTCAGTCATACATTGAGGTTGGAAATGAAGTTATGTATGTTAAGAGTAAGACTTCTCCAAACAAATTATCTGTTAGGAGAGCACAGAATGGTACCACTGCTGCAGCTTCAGCATCTGGTACACCAGTAGATCTGGTAGATTCTGCTGATGATGCATTACTCACTGCGGGTGATGACTTTGGATTTAGTGAGATGACAAGTATCTATGAATAATGACACATCTGGTTTAGATAAAGCCTTTGAGACTGTGGAAGCAGTCGCAACTGAAATTAACCCACCTGAGGTTAAGAAACCTCAACCCAAGAAGGTTGAGGGTAAAGATGACGTTACAGATGATTATGAATATGCTAGATCAAATCTTTATCTTCTAGTAGATAAGGGACAAGAGGCTGTCAACGGTGCTCTTGATTTAGCAATGACTTCAGATCACCCTAGAGCATATGAAGTTGCTGGACAACTTATCAAGCATGTCGGAGACGTAGCCGACAAGTTAATGGCACTACAGAAGGACAAGAAAAATGTCAAAGAAGAGAGTGCTAAGAAGGTAGTTACTAACAACTCACTGTTTGTTGGTAGTACTGCTGACCTTCAAAAAATGCTTAAAGACGCATCTAAGCAAACAGATAAATAGTCACATGGCATACCAAAGAAACGACGAAAACTGTGATCCCGTAAGTCCACAACCAGGCAGTACAACTGTCAATTGGTTCAGTGGTAATGAAGGATGGTCTACCAAGACCTTCAAGAATTGGAACGCAGATTATCAAGCTCGTAATACTGACAATACCACTAGGACACCTGGTACATATCAGGCAAGGAATACTAATAACACTACTAGGACTCCTGCTGCGTATCAACGTCATGATAAAGATAACAACGCTGTATCTGCATAATGGCATCTAGAATTCCTACAATGTATGGTAGATACTATGTTCTTACTGTCGTTTGGCGAGGTAAGGAATTTGATATCACTGTGTTTAGAAGTAAGTTGTCAAAACTTCAGAGACCTCAAGCACAGCGTATAGCTAATACTGTCTATCCAAATAGTAGGGTTATTAAGTATCATGAATCTGATCCTACCGATGGTAGTGTGTGGATGACAAATGAATCCTTATCATCTATTGTTGATGGTGGTGCTACTGGTATAGCAGCAAAGACTAAGAAGTCATCTAATTGGAAAAAGAAATCTCAGTCAAAGAGACCACTTAAACCAAATGTTTCTGATGGACATTGGGAAGCTAGTACTTCAAAACAAGCATTACCTCCTGCAGTTGGTGGTATCTTCGGAGAGGATGCACCTCCTGGAAGAGAGAAACAAGTTAAATCTTTAAAGAATAAAGTAGGTAAAGACAAAGCATACGCATTTGCGTGGGCACAACATAATAAAAAGAAGGGGAAAAAATGATGTCAATAGCTGAACTAAGATCTGAACTTCGTGTTCTAGAAGCATTTCGAGACGTTGGCCGTGCCAAAGTCTTGAGATCTATGCTAGAATATGAACTAAAGAAGGAGGAGTTCAGCCATGACAACAGTTTCCGAAGATCGTCTTGACGCAGATTGGCAGGATTATGAAGGTGTGATTGGTTATGATCAAATTGAACGTAAGCACACTTTGCAACTACACCGTCATCTCTATTGGTTTGATACCAAAGAAGAAGCGGAACAGCATTTAGTATTATATGGCGACTGAAAAATCAGATTTTTATTTAGGTAATCCCAACCTGAAAAAAGTTGGGACTGAGATTCAATTTACAAAAGAGCAGATTACTGAATATCTGAAGTGTAAAGAGGATCCAGTTTATTTTGCCAGGAATTATATTAAAATTATTTCTCTTGATGAAGGTATAGTTCCATTTAAAATGTGGGATTTTCAAGAGGAACTGATTACAAAGTTTCATGAGCATAGATTTAATATAGCAAAGTTACCTCGACAGACTGGTAAGTCCACTACGTGTGTGTCTTACCTTTTGCATTATGTTTTGTTTAATGATAACGTTAACGTAGGTATACTTGCAAACAAGTTATCTACT